ATATATTGCAAAGACTACGTTGCAAGATGCGGCAAGCCCTACGCATATCTTCTGGGTTACGAAATGCTCCCCAGTTGATACTTCCAAGTGTACATAAGGCCACTCTGCCCTCTGCTTCGTCTATCTTATAATATTCGTATTCATCATCCAATTCTTCCGGAAGACATTCTATTTCTTCATATAATTCGTTCATATAAATCCTTTTTGAATCTGTTCTCGTTTTTCCCGATAATCTTGATATAGTTCAATCTCTTTCATGTTTATTACATATGAAGTGCCGCCTGTCATGTGATTCTTCAACATTCCTTCACTTAGCCACTGAAGTCTCTGCTTGAATTCTTCAAGGTTAGCACACTTCATATATTCATATGAATTCATTAGTTGTTTTCTAAGTGCGGCAAGTGCTTTAGTTTTATCACTCATATCCTCTTTCCATATTTTGTAATTAGGTAATAACTTTTACCTGTCGCTTCTTTTGCTTCTGCAATACTAGCATAAACAACACCATCATATTCAATTTTTACCGCTTCATGATGATTGCTACCTTTGATTGCTAACTCTTTGAGTTGTTTACTTCTTTCTTCTTTAGTCATAAACACATATTCCTTGTGTTCGTATTCAACATCTCTTTTATTGGTTAATTTTTTACATTTATAACCTTTATACATACTCTTTCTACCACGGGCAACTGCACTCATAGCACTGGCATTTAGTTTATATTGACGACAAAATTCAAGCATATTTGTGATAGTTAAAACTTCTTGCTCAGGAGTAATAACTTCCCATTCATCTGCTATCTTTAGTTTTTGCTCGTCTTTCATCGCTTTGCCTTTGTTGTTTATAACTAAATCACCCGAAGCAAATTTCTTTTTCTTAGTAGCAGATATTTTAGGACCATTACCGCAATCGCCTCCGCCGGCAGTAGGAGAAATATTGTAGTACATTGGACTTCTAGCACAATTCAATGTATCTAAATAATATTGCTCTCTTACCAAAATATCTTCTTCCTTTTCAATATATTCTACAATAGTTCTTTCAAAATTTTCAATACCATATTTGTTTTTGGCATTTTCAAATCTTCTACCACTTCCAGTATAACCATCATTGATTGTACCTTTATGTGATCCCAGATATTTCATTCCATCTAATTTATTTGTCCATTCGTATATAAAACCTGAATAATTCATTTGTGCCTCCTGTACATTTATTTATCATTACTCTGTACTTTAGGCACATTTAACTATTTTATTCGCCTGATTTTTACTATATCGTTGGATTTGTTCTTCATAAACTCATCAACATTGGATTTTTTAACTCTAATCAACTTGCGTTCTGGATCCATTCTCTTGAATGGTTTGGTGGGCAATAGTATTTCACAGCAAAGGTTACTCTGATAAATTGTATGATATTCAGGGTCGAATGGGCCTTGATTCATTACATTATCAATGAATACAAGATAGATTCTACCTGTATCAGTACGCTCTTTTAATATACCACTCTGAAAAACTTCTTGTGCGCTCATTGATTTCTTGCGTAAATCTTTGCGCTTTTCATATTTTACATAGAGTTCTTCAAATCTTTCTGTATTGTTATAGAAGGCCTCATATAAATCGGGTACTTCGTTAGGATCAAAGAAGGTAATATTTTCTTTATTTTTAAAGCGTCTCCAAAAGAAAGCGGAGAGCACGACCCCATAATCCATGTGACGGACTCTTGTTTCTTCTGTGCCTTGATTATTTTTGAGAACAATGAGGTCATCAAATTGATGATGCCATATAGGATAGAATACTGTCGCTGATGCATTTCTAATACCTCCTTGTGAGCAACTGCGTAAATCACCGAACCATTTTTTAAGGAAAGGAACCATGCCTGTATGCATGATCTCACCACCTCTGATAGGACTACCCAAGGGTCTTAGACGACCAATCTCCAAGCCAATGCCAGCACGTTTGCTAGCATACTTGGCCATCATTTCGCCGCTGGCAAAAATACTGTCCAAGTCATCATCACTGCGAATAAGCACACAGCTACTAAACTGTTTAGTTGGCGTTCCGAGACCAGCAAGAACAGGAGTAGCGAGAGTAAAAAGACCGTCACTGGCTGCATTGTAATATTCCTTTATGTAACGCATTCTTGCATTGTTTGGCTCTTCTTTATGAAAAACGGTAGCAGCAGCTATCATATAACGAATCTGTGGCGTTTCATAGATATCTTTTGTACTACGATTTCGTACCAAATATTTTTCTATTAGTTGTTCTATTGCAGCATAACTATACAATTCGTCTTTAGAATGATCAATCATATCATTCATTTTATTCCAATCATCCATAGTATACCACTCAAGTAGTTCAGGGGTATACAGTCCTACACTGATATTCTTTTTAACGATTTCATAAAGATGCGGTACACCATACTCACCATATACATCTTTACGCAACATACTAAGACGTTGTTTTCCAGCTACATATTGATAGTTTGTATGACCAATAGTAGGATTGCTTTCACAATCAATGAGGTCTACTATTGCTCTAAGTGTTAGTTCATCTATTTGTCTTGTTGTGATACCATCATAAAAATGGGGACTTGCTTTGATTTCTACCATGCTTTGACTTACATCTGCTACGCCTTTACATATTTTTGCTATTTGTGCTTGCCATTTTTCTAAATTTAATTCTTCTTTTTGACCTGATCGTTTGATTACATTGATTGACATATTCATATGGTTCCGTTAGTAAAATTTTAACACAATATTTTAGATGAAACAATATTTAATGGTCAAAAGCTGAAATATTAGTGTAATATTTTACTTAGTGGGAAGTGATACACATGTTTTATTTGTAACCCATTTCTTTTCTAATTTGTGTTGCTGATATATTTTGAATAGATTCATCTAAAACTTCTTGTTCTATCTTATATCCAACATCACGCCCATATGTAATATTAACAATATTTGGGACTACAAGAATTTCATATTGTCCTTGATATAAAGGGTCCAAATCCCTTTTTATATAATCTTTTACTTTTTGAATTTCAAAAGGATTACTTCCGTTCCAACCTTGACAATCACGAATCATAATACATACTTGCCCTGTTTTAGCAAGTGCTCTTTCAAAAAGTGTTCTATGGCCAAGATGCCACGGTTGATAACGACCAAGCATTTGCACTGTTTCCTTACGAAAATCAAAAACAGGTCGTCTTTTATTATTTAAAATCATCTCACCAACATAAGGTACCCAGCGTTCTGCATTTTGTTCAGTGATTCTGAAATCGTAAATGTCAGGTGGAATAAATGCTTTATTTGTATCTTCGTATCTACTTTTATCAATTGTGTCAACCCAGATTGTCCAATCTGCTTTGAAATTATGTCGCATTTCAGGAAGTGGAGCTACAAAATCACAAATTACATAATCACCATTACATCGTAATGCGAATTCAGCCATTCTAAGACTTTGACGAATTCTACCTTCTCTGCTAAAGTCCCAATCATTAAACTTTTTTCTTATATCATCAGCATTGAACCAATCTACTGTTGTTTGTATTTTAGGATAAGGTACATCACCATAAATTTTATGTAATGATTGATCTCCGTTAATTTCTAGATATGTTTTTAATCTTTCTGCAAAGTAGGTTTTGCCTGCACCAGGCAGGCCCATAATAAGAATTTTTTTCATGCTTTATTTATTTAAGATGGATTATTTATAAAGATTTTTAAATATAATAAGTTAACTAATTATAGTATTGTGATTGACTCCAATTCTTAGCAAAAACTATTGAAACCACCTGTGCAGCAATTACTGACTAGGGTTGCCAGCAACACCCCCTGCTCCTACTGATATGGAATATGGTGTAGATGTTAATACCCAAGATGACCCAGTACCTGCCCCACCTGCCCCACCTCCCCCTCCAGTTTTGTAGGGGTAGAAGTGCCTCCACCACGACCTCCACCCGAAAGTACAAGGAATTCAACACCCAAACCAGGTGGCCCTGTAACAAGTCCACCATTTATAGTTAATCCACCTGATAAACAAAAACACATAATTATGTCCTATACAAAAAAATCTAATATTAACTTAAACTATTTCTACCCAATTAAGTAGTGATTCTTCCCATCTATAATCTTTACCATCACCAGGGTAAAGTACAGGTGCTTCCCAATTATATACTTCGTTCATTAACCATGATGGAAATGGCTTTGGTACATATCCTAATATCCAAGATAAAGTATCTTCATCCCAATAATATGGTTTATCATCAGTTGGATAAGGAACAGGTGGTTCCCAATTAGTAGTTGTACTATTCAAAGTCCAAGATAGAAAAGGTTGAGGACTGATAAAAGCGTCTAAATCTTGACGATATATCATTCCTTGCCCTGCATATCTTTTTCTAAAATTCCCGTTATAAGAAGTCTGTACCCAAATACCAGGTTTTAGTGTATTACAAAAAGCAATACCTAAAGCTTCTGATTCTTGTCCGTTTTCATCTTGTAAAACAGGATTTGCTATAACAATAACTTCTTGTACTACATTATTTTCATCTAATCTTGCAAAATGTGCCATTATATATTACCCTTCAAAATTATATTTTTTTCCAATATTCACCTTCTTCATACCATTCGTATTCAAATCCATTATTTGGTTTGGTGAACGGTGCTTTCCAAACATATTTATCATTCAACCGCCAACTAGGATAAGGTCTATGTTCATACCCTAAAAACCATTGTTTTCTTTCTTCATCCCAAAAATATGGTTTATTATCATTTGGTTTTGGTACAGGAGGTATCCAAGTAAAAGTTTCATCCATTTGCCAACTTGGATAAGGTTGAAGTTGATTTCCTAAAACCCATTCTAATTTATCTTCATTCCAAGCATAAGGTTTACCATCATTTGGTTTTGGTACAGGTGGAAGCCAATTAAATTTATCATCCCTATGCCAACTTGGATATGGTTTATGTTCATATCCTAAAAACCATCGTTTTCTTTCTTCATCCCAAAAATATGGTTTACCATCATTTGGTTTGGGAGTAGAAGGTATCAAATTTAATTCATCATTCATATTTTTTATCCATACTTTTTATCTAATCTTTAATGTGCCATTTTAATTCTGATAAAATTTCAAGGCATTGTAATAGATCCTGATCCTTGAAAATAGTAATACTTGTATCCACCCGTGCAACAAAAACAAGGACTTCCCGTTGTAATTGCATCATCTACGCATCCTGGATACCTAATAAATACTGAACCACTTCCACCTTTGCTAGCATAGCAAATAGCAAAAGCCTGACTGGCTGTACATAGCACCTGAACCACCGCCACCTCCTGCAAGTGCCAAATATTCTACTTGGTAGGGTTCAGGGGGCCCTGAAAACATGCCACCTGTTATACAAAAACACATAAGGTTTCCTTATAATAAAAATAATACTTTAGTTTTTACTGCCGAACCTGTAACAGGTTATTTAATTGTCTGCAATAATCTAAAACTTCATTAGATAAAACTATATCATTATTTATCTTTATTATACTACTTCTTATATCGTGAAATCCTTTTAATCCATAGAATTCATCATCTTCAGGAAATTCGTTTATTATATTATTAAAATCATGATTATAATATTCCCATTCACAAAAATCATAAATTTTTTTGATTGTATTACTAGTTTCATTAACCAAATCATCATAATTTATAAAAATAAATTCATCTGTTTTGCATTCTTTAGCATACAAAATGCCACTAAATGATCTCATTATAGGTTCGGATCCTGATTCTAAATATTTGTTTATAAAATCATATTCATTTTCTAATAAATTATTTTTTTTATATAGTTTTAGGAAAGATTTCAGTATGTCTTCAATTTTACGGATCATTACAATTATTTTAACTTTTTGACTAAAATATTCTCTTAAAATTCTAACATTTTCAGGCATAGTCCAAGACCGACATTTATCAATAATAATTGATTTTTTTACATCTTTATAATATAAGTTTGGAAGTGCTGATACTACATCATACATTGTTTTTGGCATTCTACCAGTAGCAGTTAATTGTTGACCGCAATTATGTTTGCAAGAAACTTCTAAATCCCACATCAATTGACATAATCCTGAATTACCTTCAGCATGAATTTTAGGATTTTGATATAAAATAGCAGAAAGTAGAGTGGATCCAGTGCGAGGTAACCCACTTAACATAACGAATTGTTTACTTTTTTTGCTCATAAATTATTATTTTAGAAGCAAATATTTATTAGATTTTAAAAATAAAAAATTTATTGACAAAACCTTATAGAACCCGATCCAGTAAATACATAGTATTTGTATCCCCCTGTGCAGCAATAGCACGGTGAACCTGTTGTACATGAATCAGGAAGTGAGCTGTCATATCTTAATATAACTACCCCACTGCCACCTGATCCGACAGTAAGACAACAAAATTGTCCGCCACCTCCTCCACCTGTGCCTGCAACCCCAGGACATATGACTGGATTATTACCAGAACCACCTTTTCCACCTCCACCTAGACCACCTGCGCTACAACCACTATTACCGGGTCCTACTGAACCGCCACCCCCTCCACCCACATAATAGCATCCCCCACAAAGTTCTCCATATGCAATACCCTGATTAACAGGATGAGTACTACCATTCCCACCGCAGAGAGTATTTGGGGTAAATCTACCTTTTATAGTACCCCCCATAACACAGTGACCGCCACCACCGCCTGCGTTTGATTCAAACCTTGAATCTGAACCAGGATACTCGCATCCGCCACCACCACAAAAACCTTGACCAGGTATACCATTGCCTCCTGCATAGTTCCATCCTGCGCCTCCACCCCCTGATCCTCCACAACCACCTGCCCCATATTTAGTACCACCATAACCTCCACCACAAACTACACGAAAATCAAAACAGGTTCGTTGTCCATTTGTTTGGGCAGCACCCCCCGAGCCAACTATAATGTTATAAGATACATTAGCAGGTGGTATAACAGTTCCGCAACAAAAACCTCCTGCTCCACCGCCACCGCCAGTCCTGGCAAATAAATCAGCATCACCACCACCACGACCACCTCCGCCACCACCAGCTACCATTAAAAATTCAACACATGGTAGTAATCCTGGACCAATAAATGAACCTTGAATACACACACCACTACATAT